AATGGGAGAGTATATGATGAAGCATGTAGATACTAAAGAATTAGGGTTAAGCTAATCTAAACCCTTGCGGGTTTAGGGATATATGAGAGTGTACAAAGTAAATAAGATAGAACATACAGTTTTTGAAAGTGTTGATGAAGTACCTTCTAGTATAATATATAGTGAGGTTTGGAGGGATGGTCACCTTAGTGATTGGGTTTTAGCAGACGATGGATGTATTATTCAGATTCTGCGAGAAGGAACTATGTTAAAATCTAGAGGGTCTAAAAGGAAGCAAAGGTATATAGGTACTTGTACAGGGACTTTTATAATTAATGACAAGACTACTATGGATACCTCTAAAAGGGTTAATATATATAGCTTTGGTGGAAACTTAGATAGAGATCAGATAGTTGAAGAAAGACAGAGGCTATCTAATAGAGAAGAATTATTTGTCCAGTATTTAGCATCTGGAATGGATGCTCGCAAGGCGTATCTAAAGGCATTCCCAACGAATGACCCGCACTATGCTGGAATGCGTGCTGGACAACTTATTAAAACGACAAGGATAAAGTCAGCTATGAAAGAAGAATTAAAACCATTTATGGAAGCATTAGGTATCGATGAGCACTATATATTAAAAAATATTAAAAGTGTAGTAGATATGTCGGTTAAAGAAGATACTAAATTAAAAGCTTTATTTAAGCTGGCTGATATTATGGATATGGAAGATAAGAACAAAACACAGGTTACTCAGCTTACTGGAGCGTTATTTCAAGGCTTTACAGAAGATAAAATAGCAGAAGCAGAAAGGCCAAAGGAGATTTCTAATAAATAAACAAGCCCATTCACGCATCGACAATGCTTAGGGCAGGAGGTAAACATGTCAAAACCAAAAGGATTACATACGTATTCCGTACAAGAAGCACAAAATTCAACGCTAGGTCAAGCTGGTACAGTTTATTTAACTGGCTCGGCTACATATACTGCCACTGCAGATAAAACAGTAGTAGCAATTCAAGTAATAGATGATATTACATTTACAGCAGCAACTACATCTGATAGCGGTGATCACGCTACTCCAGCAGCTGCATCTGATTTAGGTGGTTCAGCGATGAGCACATTAAGTGTTTCTTCGGGGATAACTCTTTATGGAAGGTTTAATAAAGTGGTTATATCTGCAGGTAAATGTATTTTGTATTTAGGTTGATATGCCAAAATTAGGACTATCAACTGGATTAACCAGGTCAGGTATAGTAACACCTGGTATAGTAACGGATAACCTCGTATTAAAGCATAACTATAGTGCAGGAGGTGTAATACCTATAAGTGATGGTGCTGCTTATTTTGATGGTACAACTTCAAATAATAGTATAACTACACCTTTAGCTGGTAATACAGCATTTTCAGGTAATTTTACTATGAGTGCTTGGATAAAAAGACTTTCTAATAGTGAATATCAAAAAGTTTTTTTTGCTTCTGATTCTACTAATGATAGAGTTGAATTATATTTTAAAAATGACCCATCTGAAGCATCTTTGATTTTAGTAATAGCTCCAAAAGACGGTACTACTACTGCAGCTTATTGTCATGCTAAAACAGATTGGAATGGTAATTATGATGGTATATGGACTCATGTAGCAGCAACATATACTGCAGGGTCTACAAAAATATATATAAATGGCGTTGATGATACAGATACAAGCACTACTAATACTTCTACAACAGATATTGATTTGGACGCAACTGTTAGCATTGGTGAAAGATTTTATGGGTATATATGTAATGCTGGATTATGGACTAGAGTTTTAACTCCAGCAGAAATAAAATCAGTAATGTGGAAACAGTATGCAGATTTAACAACTAGTGAAAAAACTAGTATAACTGCATGGTGGAATTTAGACTCAGAAGTTGGTAGTGATGGAAATGCTGGTTCTGGTTATGTGTTAGATGAAAATGCAGGTGCAGGTAGTACAACTAATTTAGGGACATTATAATGGCAGCTCCAACAATACAAACAATATTAAAACCAACGCGAGCTAGAGGATTAGATACTTCTGGTTCTATACAAGAAACTTACGATATACAGACTGATGGAGAATTTAATAGTTCAGATGATACTGATTGGACTACAGGAACAGGAGTTAGTATTACAGGAGGCAAGGTAATAGTCTCTGATAGTGGTGGTTCAACTGGAAATGCATTACAAGGATTTAATGGAATCACAGAAAGAGGAGCTGGAGCTAGAGGTATAAAACCAGGTGATAAATATAGAGTGCAAATGGTTGTTGAAGACCCTGATTCTGGAGGATTTGATGGAAAAGTTAGGGTAATATTATTTTCAGAATCTCCAAGTGGTGCAGGTGGTGATGGTTATAGAGCAAACACAAGTTACGTTACATCGGCTGGAACTCTAGATGAAATTGTTACTGTTACTACAGCAAATGTTGGAGTTTATAATGATGCTATAGTTATTGAAAATAGTGATGACCCAGGTAGTTATAAAATTGCAAGTATAAAAGTTACAAAATTAGAATCCTTCGGTAACAACAATCACGCACAAATATATTCAGGTAGAGCATTAGAGTTTGATGGTGCTACTGATAGTTTAACTGTTCCAGATAATGTTTTAGAAGGAAAAGATTGGCGAACTGGAACTATTGTAACTTGGATATATTTAGAGGCTGACCAAACTTCGAATGATAGAATTTTTTCAAGTTATACTAGTGACACTACAAGATTTTATATTTTATTAACAAATACTGGTATATTAAGACATCAATTAGGAGATGAAGATGTTTATACTGATAGCAATACTGCGCTACAACTAAAAACTTGGTATAGAATTGTTATAACTTGGAATGTTGATGGTACAGCAAACATATATATAAATGGAGTTTTAGATAAAGCTTCAACAGGTATAGACGTGTCTACATTAAATGCTATATCTATGGGTGGTGCTAACAACTGCTCTATTGGCTCGCATAATGGTAGCTCTGCTTTTTTTGATGGTAAAATGTCAGACTTTCAAATGTGGGACTCTACATGGACAGCAGCTGATGCAGAATATGACTATATTAATCCAGAACAATTAGCATTAAATAGAGGTGGTACATCGCTAACTAACTCTAATCTTAAACTATGGTACCCAATGAATGACGGACATAGAGGTAATCAGTCTTTTATACTTGATGCTTCTAATACAGGGCTTGGTGATAATTTAGTTGCATATAATCCAGGATTTGAATCTGGCTCTTCATCCTTAACAGGAGATGATGATACAGGTTGGCAAAATAATAACGTTGATGGGGATGATGTATCAGAAGTTAATACTAATTCCTTATATGTTAAAACAGGCAGTAATTCTTGGCATATCCAAGAAGTTGGAGGAGCTTCCCCTACTGGTATTATGCAAAATTGCACAATAACAACAAACACTATAACAAAAGTAACAGCAGAGGTTTATGTAATATCAGGAAAAGCTACAATAGATTGTAGAAAAGGAAGTAGCAGTGGTAGTAATTTTGTAAGTCCTGTAGAAAATTCTACAACAGGTCAATGGGAAACATTAACTCAAATATTTGACAGTGGTTCAGAAACTTCATTAAATGCAAGATTAGTAACAAAAAATAGTCAAGAGACAGAATTTTATGTTGATGATGTATCTGTTCAACAAATAAACGCTAAACACAACGCAACAACTGAATTTTATGGTGATAATTTATTACCAGGGGTAACAGGGGCTGCATTAGGAGATTTTGAAGATAGCGATACTACTCCTACTTTTACAGTACATTATTCTGGAGGTAGTGGAGATGGGGGAACTTGGGATGCAGCTAATGAATCAGACGCATTAAATGATGTTAAAGATGGAAAGTTTACAAACGATACAGGAAGTGGTTCATCAGTTGCAGAAAACGCTGGAATAGTATCTAATGGATTAGATGTAGTCCAAGGAAGAACTTATGAAGTATCTTTTAAATATGCGACAAATTATGACGTTTCAACTCAAACTGAAAAACTTACATACAAATTAGGGAAAACTCAATCAATAGGTTCTACTCATATAAATAGCGGAGGAGGTTATGACGCTACTAGTGATTTAGATGCTACAGATAGCACCACTTTTACAGATACTTTTATTCATACAGATTCAGATACTGAAATATTTTTAGTATTATTTGGTGGAGATGGTCTTGAATTTCAAATTGATGATGTATACTTTAAAGAAGTAGGAACAGCAACAGGCTGGACAGATGCAGACCAACAGCTTGATATACCTCAAACAGCATTACAATCTTATAATCAATTAGCTTGGTTTGATAATGACAATGATTATGTTCCAATTACTTACTCTGTAGATGATGCTCAAGTGTCATTTTCTGCGTGGATATTTTCAGTAAAGGCAAAGGCTAATCAAATAATTGTTGATGCTAGAGATGGGGCTGATGATGGCTATCTATTTTATGTAGCTAATGCAGATACTGATGCTCCAAAATTATATTTTAGTCTTGATAGTACTGATTTAAATGTTAGCAACAAGCTTAAACATGGTGAATGGCAACATGTTGTTGCTACTTACGATGGTTCAAATGCTTCTCTTTTTTTAAATGGAGAACTTATTGGGGGGCCATCAGCAAAAACTTGTGATGCTACAAATGTGAGTAATAATACTACTGTTATTGGGAGTAGATACGATGGCGCTTCATCTCCTTTTTGTGGATGTATAACTGAAGTATGTATATTTAATGATGATTTATCTCAAGCAGAGGTGACAGAATTATATAATGATGGGATAGCTCTTAATGCTTTAACACACTCAGCATCCAGTGAATTAATTGGTTATTGGAGAAATAATGGTTTAGCTACATGGACAGACTTATCTGGAGTAAGTGCTAATGGTACTCCAACAAACATGACAGAAACAATGCTTATCACAGCAGGTGTAGACAGTTCAAGAGATTCACAAGGGTTCTTGATGAATAGACAAAGAGCTACTAATAGTTTGAATTTAGGTTATCAAAACCACGCAAGTTACCATACTTTTGGTAAAGTTTTGAGTGAGTCTGGAGCAGTAGATGATGGTCTTTCTTTCCTTGCTAGTGGAACTGGTGGTGGAGCAATGACTATTACTTGTTGGGTTAAACCACAAGATGCAGGTAATGGGACACAACAAATTATATCAAAGAATGATAATGCTGATGGATATAGGGTGCAATTAAATAATTCAACCCCAAATGTTTCTTTTTATAGAGAAAAAACAAATGGAGGGAATAGTTTTATAGGAGCCACTTCATCAACATCTCTTTCTAATGATACATGGTATTTTATAGCTTGTTCATACGATGGGGCAACAAGCAGTGGAGTAACAAAGATATATATAGGAACAAGCAGCTCTTTAACTTACGAAACAGCTAATAGTAGTGGGATAGATATGGATGCTTCTGCAGGTAATTTACATATTGGTTCACATAATGGTGGAGGTGGAAATTTTGTTGGCGAAATTGATGATATATGTATCTATAATAAAGAATTAACTGCATTAGAAGCGGATGGTAGTGCAGCAGAAGAAAATGATGTAATAACAGGTGGAGAAATTAATAGAAATTATAAAGCAGGTAAAAGGAGTCACAGATAATGGCACATTATGAAATGTATTTTTGTATACCTAGCAGTGCATTTAATAGTGCTGTTGGAACTAAAATAAAAGGGTTGTACCCTATAGTAGAATCAGTAGATGAAGATACTGAAGAGGTAACTTATAAATCAGCACCTACATGGTATGAAATTATAATGTCTGGTAAAGTAGGACCACCTAGATATTCACATGATAAGTCTTATGTTATTATTAAAGGTGAATGGTCTATGAAGGAAGGAACTTTATCAGAGTTAGCAGCACTAGGAGATAGCGCAAGTTATCCATCATTTAGTGTGTTAACTAAATCAGAAGCACAAACATTAGTAGCTAGTAGCACATTTACAGGAGAGTAATTGGCTAATATAAATACAAGGAATGTAAGTCAAGCAGAAGAAGAGCTTCAATTAGCTTACAAAGATCTTATAGCATTTGGTAAATTATTTTTGCATGAAGATTTTATGAGAAGTGAATCTCCCTTTTTTCATTATGAAGTAGCTGATGCTTTAGCTGATTTAAACAAAAGACAATTAGCTGTTATATTACCTAGAGGACATGGCAAAACAGTTTTAACTAAATGTAACATATTGCATGACTTTGTTTTTTCTCAAGAACCTTTATTTTATGGGTGGGTTGCTGCTTCAAGTAAAATATCAGTACCTAATTTAGATTATATAAAATATCATTTGGAATTTAATGAAAAGTTAAAATATTATTTTGGTGATTTGAAAGGAAGGAAGTGGACAGAAGATGACATTGAACTCAAAAACAATTGCAAACTTATTTCTAAGTCCAATCTATCTGGTATTAGGGGTGGTGCTAAGCTTCATAAGCGTTATGATCTTATTGTTCTCGATGATTTTGAAGATGAGAATAATACGGTTACGCCAGAAAGCAGGGCTAAAATATCCAACCTCGTTACTGCTGTTGTCTTTCCTGCACTCGAACCAAAAACAGGAAGATTAAGAATTAATGGAACACCAGTGCACTATGATTCGTTTATACAAAAGATTTTAGTAGGGTACCAGCAATCTAAAAAAGCAAAAGAAGATTTTAGTTGGGATGTTATAACATATAAAGCTCTACAAGAGGACGGTACGCCTTTATGGCCTTCGTGGTTTGGTCATAAAGAAATGGAAAGAAAAAAGAAGTTCTACCAAGATAGTGGAACACCACAGAAATTTTATCAAGAATATATGATGGAGGTACAAAGTGAAGAAGATGCGATGTTTACTAGAGACCATATTAAGTTTTGGGATGGTCAATTTACAAAAGATGAAGAAACTGGGCTTACATTTGTTATACCCGATGGAGATGATCCGAAACCATGTTCCATATATGTGGGTGTCGACCCTGCTACAGATTCTGCTCGCAGGGATTCCGATTTTAGCGTTATATTGGCTCTTGCAGTAACATCAGATAACAATATTTATGTTTTAGATTATATAAGAAATAGATCTCTACCAGTTCTTGGAATACCTGGTATGGATAAAAAGGGAATAGTAGATTATATATTTGATTATGCTAATTTTTATAAACCTACTTTATTTACTATTGAAGATACGACTATGAGTAGACCAGTGTTTCAAGCTATTCGTGCTGAGATGAGAAGGAGAAATGAATTTAGTGTTCCTTTCAAAGAAGAGAAACCAGGTAATCGTATGTCTAAAAGAGATAGGATACAAGAGATACTTGCTCAAAGATTTTCTGTAGGGCAAATACATATAAAGAAAACTCAATATGATTTACATAGAGAAATTTCAACATTTGGGCCAAGAATGGCTCATGATGACACAATAGATGCTTTAGCTTATGCTTGTAAGTATGCTTATCCGCCACAAGGATTACAAGAAAACAAAGGTGGTTGGTATAAGAAAAAACCACAAGCAAAAAGCTGGGTAACAGCATAGGAGAACATTATGCCACGTTTTGGTGCAAGAAGTAAAAAAAGTTTAAGTAGCTGTGATGAAAGATTGCAGAAAGTTTTTAATGAAGTAATTAAACATGTTGATTGTAGCGTTATAGAAGGACATAGAAGTGAAGAGAGACAAAATAACCTCTATGAAGAAGGAAAAACAAAAGTTTATTGGCCAAATGGACGACACAACGCTAGTCCATCTAAAGCTGCTGATGTTGTTCCTTATCCTATTGATTGGGATGATAGGGAACGCTTTCATTTATTTGCTGGATTCGTTTTAGGTATAGCTAAATCTATGGGGATAACATTAAGATGGGGTGGAGATTGGGATCAAGATTGGTATGTACATGATAATAAATTTGATGATTTTCCACATTTTGAGATTAAGGAGTAGTAATGGCAAAAACTAAAAAGGCAGATGAAGTTAGACAGTTATTTCATTTAGCTAATAATTGGACTAGAAAACAATGGGAAAAAGTGAATCAAAAAGGGTTTGAATTTGCTCATGATGAACAATTAACAGCTGAGGAAAAACAGAACCTTGAAGAACAAGGTATGCCTACATTTACTATAAACAGAATATTGCCTGTAGTAGAGATGTTAAACTTTTATGCTACCGACAATAATCCAAGATGGCAAGCTGTTGGGGTTGATGGTAGCGATACTGATGTTGCTGCTGTAATGTCTGATTTGTCTGATTATATTTGGCAAAATTCAAATGGATCTTCTCTTTATAATAACACTATAAATGATAGTATTACCAAAAGTATAGGATATATGCTTATTTCTGTTGATAAGGACGCAGATAATGGTATGGGTGAAGTTGTTATTCAACAACCTGAACCATTTGATATTTATGTTGATCCTAAATCTAGAGATATGCTTTTTTCAGATGCTTCATTTATAATGATTAGAAAAGTTCTTCCTAAAAATCATTTAATTAAATTGTTTCCAGACCAAAAAAGAAAAATTAATAATGCTAATAGTGATGAAGCTTCAGATTATTCTTTTACACAGAGAGATTTAGGTGATCATGCTCATAAGTTTTTTGCTTATAATGATGATAATTCTCAAAGTGGCCAAGGTATTACAGGAAAGGGTGAATTTGATCCTTTGTGTGAATTTTTTGAAGTTTATGAAAAAGTTAAAGTATCTAATGTTAGTGTATTTTATAGAGTTCCTCCTGATGAGAAAGTTTTAAAACAAATTCAAGAACAATGTAAAGTTCAAGTAATGGAAATGCAGAAAGAATTAGAGGTTCAACTGTTAGAACAAGATAGTAAAATGCAGGAAGCTGTACAAAAGGGAGAGATGTTACCTGAAAGATATAAGTTAGAATTAGAAAAAGCTCAACAAATGATGGGGCAACAATTACAAACTTTTCAACAGGAATGTATGAGTCAATTACAATCAGAGGCTTCTAAGATTGAAAATATTGTATTAACTGAACAAGAGTATAAACAGTTTATGAAATCTCCTAAAGCTCAAGAAACTATTGTAGATTCTATTCAGTTTTATGTGACTAGAATTAAACAAACTTGTGTTGTAGGAGATAAAGTAATATATGAAAATTTACTCCCAGATTCTGTAACAGAATATCCTGTTGTTCCTTTTCATTATAAATGGACAGGAACTCCATTTCCTATGAGTGCTGTTGCTCCTCTTATAGGTAAGCAACAAGAAATTAACAAATCTCATCAAATAATGGTCCATAACGCTTCTTTAGGAAGTAGTTTAAGATGGATGTATGAAGAAGGTTCTATCGATGCTGAAACTTGGGAAAAATATTCAAGTTCGCCTGGAGCATTACTTCCTATAAGGCCAGGAGTAACCCCTCCTACAGCAGTTCAGCCAGCACCACTGTCAAGTGCGTTTTTTAGTATAGTACAACAAGGCAAACAAGACGTTGAATACTTAGCTGGTATATATAGTTCTATGATGGGAGATGCTGGAGGAGCTAGCGAAACTTATAGAGGAATGTTAGCTTTAGATGAATATGGTACTAGAAGAATTAAACAATGGATGAATGGGTCAATAGAGCCAGCATTAAAAAGATTAGGAGAATTAATCTTACAGTATTCTCAATCTACATATACCGCTAATAAAAGGTTTAGAATTGTGCAGCCAAGCGCTATTCAGGAAAGTAGGCAGGAAGAAATTAATATTCCTGTATATAATGATATGGGAGAAGCTATAGGTAAATCTATGGATATTTCTGCACATAAATTTGATATTAGAATTGTTTCTGGTTCTACATTACCAGTTAATAGGTGGGCTTATTTAGAAGAATTAAAAGAATTGATGAAATTAGGAATTGTTGATGATATTGCTGTATTAGCAGAAACTGATATTAAGAATAAAGATAATATTGTTAAACGAAAATCTTTATATTCTCAATTACAAGGTCAGTTACAACAGCTTCAAGAGGTTATGAAAGATAAAGAAGGAACAATTGAGACTCTTGAAAGACAGCTTGTTCAAGCAGGTATTAAAGGTAAAGTAATGCAAGCTGATGTTGAAATTAATAAGAAGAAAGAAGAGATTAAAGCTAATATGGGTAAACAGTATGTTGAGACAGAAGGAAAGCAAAAACTCTTAAGAAATGTTATGGCAAATAATGCTGAAGCTAATCAAAGACAGGTTCGAGAAAATATAGCTTCTAATCAACAGCAAGCAGAATTAATTTTAGAGGAAGCAAAAAAAGATTTGGATAATAGGTCCAAAAATGAATAAACTATAAACTAGAATAAAGGAGAAATCATGGAAGAACAAAAAGGTAACCCTGAAATAGGTATGGACGCAAATTCTTTTGAAGAAGCAGAAACTACTAGTTCAGGCTCCAAAGAGTTTTTTAATGACCTTGAAAGCCAAGTAAATGGTGGAATAATAGACACTGAGGCAACCCCGAATCAAGAAGTGGCCCCTAAACAGGTAACCCACGCTAATAATGAAGAAGGCTCCAACAATGTGGAAGAACAGTCAAATCGCGGCACAGACTGGGAAAAACGATATACTGATAGTAGTAGAGAGGCCGTGAAGTGGAGAGACAGATACAAAGAAGTTGAACAATTTGTACCTGTTCTTGATGCTATGAAAAAAGATAGTGGACTTGTAGATCATGTTCGAAACTATTTGGTTGATGGTGGAAAGCCTGCAAAATCAATTCAAGATAATTTAAAACTTGGTGAAGATTTTGTTTTCGATCAACAAGAAGCAATGACAGATCCTGACTCTGATAGTGCTAAACTAATGAATGCTCATGTAGATTCTTTAGTTCAGACACGAGTTGGAGAGATGGTACAAACAGAGCAGCAAAGAGCTCAACAAATTTATGTTGCAAAACAAAAAGAGCAACAAGAAGTTGAGTTCAAAGAAAAACATAATATGAATAACGAAGAGTTTGAAGCCTTTAAGGCTGACGCTAAACAGCATGTTATGACCTTGGATGATATAAATGTCATTTTAAATCAAGGTAACGTTGCTAAGAATGTTGCTTCTAGTACAAAGAAAGAAATGATGAACCAAATGAAGAATGTTCGTAATATGCCTACATCCGCTAGTGGAGCTAACAGTCAGGGCGAAACAGTATCTGAAGAAAGAGATGTTTTTAATTCGATACTAGGCAATGACAATAGCGTAGATAACTTGTTTGGGTAGATATATTTAAAATTTTTATCTATCCGAGCTTAATTTTAAAATCGTTAAGGAGATAAAATGGCGGATAGAAATGATATTATAGGTAACGCCCTATATTCAGATCAAGACCATAGTGCCTTAACTGGAACGCAGACTACACTTAATACTGGCGCTTTACGCAGAAAGTATAATTTTGGTAGTTATGTTTCAGAATTGGCATTAGCTCAAGACCCTTTCTTTAGGTTTTTGAGTCAGGTTTCTAAGAAACCTACAGATGATCCGACTTTCAAATTTACTGAAAAGAGATCGTCTTACACAAAACGATATGCATACATGGCTTTATATGATGAAAGCGGCATTACAGCGCCTGCAACTAATCCAGATAATGCTGATACAAGTGCAGCTGCAACAGCTGGTTCAAGTGTGTATTCGTTTAAATTCTTTACTGACTATAACTTTGAAGGTAATCTTCAGAATATAGTTGGGAAAACATGTGACTATTATGATGGGGTTACAGGCACGCAGCCTAAATTCTTCATGCCTGGTCAAATCATTAAAGTACCAATCGCACCTACTGGAGCTGCATTTACTGCATCTACATTAAGCGATTATACTTTATGGAAAGTAAATTCAGTTGATACTGATTCAGCAGCTAATCACGCTATAGTGAATGCTACTTGTGTTAAAGGTACTTCAGCTGTATTTAGAATGCCTGATGGGGATGATGTTACTGGTGCTGCTGTAACTGCAAAAGCACAAACAGATCTTGAACCATTCAAATGTTACGTAGTTGGTACAGCACATGGTGTTGGAACTGGTTATCCAGAAACATGGGCAGATCAACCTTATAGTACTTCACATGGACAAACTCAGATATTCAAAACTGCTGCAGTTATGAATAATACTGATAGAGCTACTGTATTAAAGTATGAAGGTAATGAATGGGCTCGAATATGGAAAGAAAAACTAATTGAACATAAATGGGATATTGAAAATGCATTGTTGTTTGGTTCTCAAGCTACTACTGGTGGCGTGAACACAACAGAAGGTGCTGTTAGCTTTATCTCAACTTATGGTAACGCATTTAGTTTAGATATAGGAACTAAAACACAAGATTCTTTCTTGGATGATTTATCAGCAATGTTAGATCCTAGATATAATAATGCAGGTTCAACTGTATTCTTCTGTTCTACAGCAGTTTACAATTGGTTGCATAAAATGTCTGGATATTTTGCTAATAATATTGAGATTTCGCCTAATTATAGAGCAGACTTCTCAATAGCAGGCAAGAAAAAAGTGTTTGGTATTGATATTACAACTATATCAACTGTATATGGTGATATGAATGTAGCAAGAAATGTTCATTTAGATGGTACTAATGTTAAAATGTTAGGTATCA